CGTCCCGAACAGCTCCGCCGGGCGGCCGTTCCGGAGGGCTTGGAAGGCGAACCGCGCCTCGGAGAACAGCAGGGCTCGGGCCAGCATGCAGGCGAACACGACGCCGTTCTGGCGGTAGGCGGACTGGACGTAGCCGGTGAACCCCTCCGGCGTCTCCTCGCGCTGACCGGCGAGGGTCTGGGTCATCCCGAGCGGGTAGGAGAGGCCGTTGAAGTTGAACGAATCGACCCATGACTGGAAGCTGATCGGGTTCGTCGTCATGCCGCGTTCGACGGGGCCGGCGAGGGAAGCTGCGAGAACGCCCATCACTTACTCCTGGGGACTGCGAGGGCGATGCCGATGAATGCAGAGAGACCACCGAGCACAAGCCACGGCCCGGCCGGGGACAGGTACGACGCGCCGATCGCGAGGAGGAGCCCGCCCACGGCGAGGAAGCCGCCCTCGAGCCCGATGCCCGCGGCGATACGGACGGCAAGGGCGCGCACGGCCACGGCTGCCTGCTTCATCCGAAGGCCACCATCGGCTCCGCCGTGACCATCGGCCGGCGAGCCTGAGCGGCGGCGAGGGACAGCGCTATCGCGGCGTCGATCCGACCCCGGCTCTTCGCCTTGGCGAGGGTGAAGCCGCGTTCGTTGAACCGGGGCACGGCGTTGAGCACCTGCGTCGCGAACGCATCGTCCTCGCCGTCGTGGCTGATCTTCCCGGTCTGGATGAGCTCGTACAGGTTGCCGATGGCCGGGGTCATGACCTCGAGCGATTGGGGCACCTCGACCATCGGCAGCCCCTCATCGGCAAGGTACTTCGCAGGCACGTCGAAGAACCGCGGGTCGAAGCTGACTGCCTGGAGGTCGTAGGCCGCGTCGAGGTCGCGGATGAACGCCATCACGTCGGTCGTGTCCACGGGTGTGCCGGCGGCCGGCATCCAGATCCGACAGGCCGCGTGCATCCGCCCGTCGGGCCGGTGCTGGATCGCCACGACCGCGGTGCTGTCGCGCTTGAGCCCGACGTCGATGCCGACCCACGTCGGGGCCCCGTCGATGAAGTCCCATGGCGCTGCGAGGTTCTCCCAGACCGCGCGCCCAGACGGGCCGAGCCAGCTATCGACGCCCTCGTACCACTGCCCGAGGCGGAAGATGCGGAAGTGCCCCTCGGGGGTGATACGGAGATCGCTCTCCAAGGCCGAGGCCCGGAGGAAGCCCGCGGCGATGGCTGGGTTCGCGGTGCGCCATGCCTTCCGATCGTCGAGCGCGCAGTCCTCGGGAGCCGAGAACTCGCGGAAGTGGAAGCCCGGCAGGACCGCTCCCTCGTGGACCATCTTGCGAAGGTGGAAAAGGGCGTTCTCGCGGTCGAGTCCCGGCGTCCCAACTCCCGCGGCGAGGGAGCGCGACCGCTTGCCGGACGCCATCCGGAGGCTGTCCCAGCTCTCCATCGGCTGGAACCCGATCTCGTCCACGATGGCGGTCGAGTAGTCGAGGCCCTGGAGTCCCTCGGGATCGTTGGAGACCGGGAACATCTCGCCCTCGTTCGCCGGCACCGACACGCGGGGGGTCGTGATGCCGGTGTAGATGAGCGACCGGCGGTGGAGCTCGGGTTCCGCTCGGACCATCGACACCGCGACGCCGTAACAGGACCGGATCGCCTGCCCGACGGTGGTCGCGATGATCGGCACCTGCGGCGCGCCGGTCTCGTCATCGTCGAAGAGCGCCCACGTCGCGAGGCCGCCGCCGAACGTCGACTTCCCGTTGCCCCTCGGGGTGGCGAGGATCGCCGCGTCGATGCCGGTCGCGAGGGCTTCCTCGAGCCACGCCTTCTGGAACCCCGCCAGCTTGAGCGGCTGACCGTGTCCGGTGCCCTTCGGCGGCCGGCAGTAGGTCTCGATGAACTTGATCGCCCGGCCGTGGCGGGTGCGGATCTTCCAGCTTTTCCAGGGGCCGGGGCTGGCGTCAGCGAGGCGCTTCCCGGGGCCTGCGTAGCCGGTGCCCGTCGGGGTCCTCATGCGATGCGCCCTGTCATAGGGGTGCGGAACGG